GTGATCTGAGCATTGGACTTGTAAAGCAATGGTGAAGCGGAACCAAACTCACGAATGTTACCAGCGTGAGAGTTGATTGTATGCATCCACTGCTCCATAGCATTGCGGATAAGGAAGTCTTCATCATTGATGACTGTAACTGTCCATGGGGCAAATTCTCTATCACCAGCAATCTTGATCTGACGACCAAAATAAGGTACGGGAATTGTACCTAAGTTCGATGCTGGAAGCTGTGCTGCTTTAACCATAAATGGTACCTTAATATCACCGGCACCGTTTGCTGGGTTAGCAATCTGTACTTGGAAGAGCGAATTTCTCGCTCCACCTAGTACTAGCTGGCTTCGAATTTCTTGAATGTTGAAAGCCATTAAATTAACTCCTTTGTTTAATAATATTTATTCGTTTTATTAGAACTTACCTACGATTTCTTCGAACTCTACGCCAGTTCTAACTGCAACGAAATTCAACTGTATGAAGTTGATTGACTTAGCAGGTTTGATATAGATATCGCCAACAAACTCATTGCGGTCAATAACTTCACCTGTATTGTTTGATGTATCACAAACAACACGGAAGTCATAGATACCACGGCGACCCTGTACGTCACGGAGGAATGGCTCCACTAAATTACGGAACTGCGCCCGTGTAAACTCATCATTAAACTCGAAGAGTGAGTACTTAGCAGCAGTAGAAATTGCTTTCTCAAGTACGATAAACAATCGACGAACGTTGATACGATCAAATGCACTTGGGCGAGCAAGCAATGTCTTGTCACCAAAGAGCAATGTACCTTGACCAGACTGTGTAATAACTGGGTTAATACCAGCTTTATACAGTTGATCACGTTCACCTTTCTTAGGATTGTATGCTAGTTTAACAACGTTCTTAATGATACCACGATTGTAACCAGCAGGTGACCACCAAGGATCACGAGTGTCGTCTGTACGAACACAGAGACCTGCAATGTCACCATTTAATGGTACATAGCGGAACTTGTCGTTATATTTGTCGTATTGATATTTGTAACCAGAATCCATAACAGCGTATGAAGATTGAGTTAATCCATTCTCGAATGCTAGAACCTGATCAAGTTCAGCGCCAAGTGACTGCTCAACAACATCGCCACGCTCTGGTGATACGAATACAACACAGTCTTTACGATCTTCAGCGATGTTATCGATGATATAATTAGCAACTACTGTATTTGCTTTACCAGCAAGGAACAGAGATATGTCAATCTCTTCAGCGTTCTGATAAAGGTCAATACCACGAGCAAGACGTGAAAGAGCGATAGTTGATTCTGTAGCACTTGTTCCTTCTGAACCATTTGAGAATGATGTGTAGTTAACACCATCACCAAGTGAAGCAGCAGTCGCCCAGATGTAGTTTGAACGCTCGTTGATTACGTCTTTATAGTATACTGAAGTACCTTGATCATTCGTTACACCATCTGTACGGCTAACGTCCGAGAAGACTTCAAGAATTGTGTTTGCTGTACCAGAGATCCCACCGTCTTCGTCAACAACTACGATGTGAGCATTTCCTGTTGCAGGAGCACCATCAACATTGAGATAGTGTGCCCAATAACGTGTTGCACTAGTAGGGGAGGTTTGTGATAAACGATATGCTGGAGCAAACTCGATAAGAGCATAGTCTGTGTTGCCAGACTCGATATCTGCAGCGGTAACTGTTAAGTCTTGGAAACCGATTGAAGTGTTACCAACACGAAGAACGTCACCAGCGGCAAGATTTGTGCTTGATAAGAAACTGTTAGCGCACTGTACTGATCTGTCGCCGATATCGATACCTGTTGTAAGAGTGATTGCCTCTGAAAAATCAGCACTATCATAGCAGATAGAAATTTCTAGATTGTTACCCCAAGCTCCTGGAGACTGAGCAACAAACTCACCTTGTCCAGTTAATGCTTCTGCTTCTGTTCGTGTCTCTATTAACAGTGTAGTATTACCTGAAGCAGATGCTGTAACAGCGTCATCGGCTGTAACACGAGTTACATATAACTTATTACCGTATGAAAGGAAGTTAGAAGCAGTAAAGAATGTCTCATAGTTGTTAGCGTTTGGCTTACCAAAACGAGCAACTAAGTCGTCCTCTGATGTGACAAGAACAGTCTGTTCGACTGGTCCTTGTGTAAATACACCAACGAGGGCACCCTCAGTGGTGGATACGGCAGGCACTACCGTTGATAGGTCTATCTCCGTTACGTTAACGCCTGGACTTACTTGAAATGGCATGGTTGATTTCTCCTTGCAGTAGAGATTTTTTTATTCGGTTTATTTGATTTATTTATAAAAAATGATATTTTAATGAGACAACCATTCTCCATTCCCACGGTCGATATAAACGATATCTTGAGTGGATTCGTTATCTCCTCCATTGTAAAATCCAAAAGGAAGTAACTCCTGCATCATCTGATCTTCACTTTTTTGTCTGAGTTTTGTTAGAGTGTTAATGTCTGTT